ATACAAGATAATATAATGAGGTATTTATGATTACAAGTGAGTCAGGACATTGGTACACGATTGATGGTAAACCCAAGTACACAATCGTAGGTAAGAACGGTAAAGAGAGAAACACCACTCTACGAGATGCTCGTAAGTTAAATTTAGTTCCAAGTGTTACTACAATATTAGATGTTGCTGCTAAACCAGGTTTAGTAAACTGGCAAGTAAATCAAGGCATACAAGCAGCATTGACCTTGCCGAGAAAAGTTGATGAAACTGATGAAGAGTTTTTATATCGTGTAAGACAAGACTCGAAAGAACAAGCCGAGAAAGCTGCCGAAGAAGGCACAAAGATACACGCAGATATTAATATGGGTTTTGCAGGTAAGAAAGATAGTGAGGTTTATACACACCTTAGAGAACTTCTGGATAAGTCATTTCCTAACCAAGAATGGATATCTGAACGATCATACACAAGTAAAGAAAAAGGTTATGGCGGTGCAATAGACTTGCACTCAAAATCAATCGTTGTTGATTTTAAAACAAAAGATAATATTGAGGGTAAAGACGCAAGTAAGTTGGTCTTTGATAATCATGGTATGCAACTCTCCGCTTATGCAGAGCTTTTATACATTGGAAAAGTTACTAGAGTTTCTATCTTTATTGATAGGAAAAACCCTTCAGTGATACTCCCTTATGTGTGGGATATGGAGAGTCACCTGAAGCATCTTGTTATGTTTAATTCATTATTGACATATTGGAAGATGAGTAAAAATTATGATCCCACCAAAACACTCTAAGGAGGGAAACTACATGGGTGAAAACATAGTGGGGATGATAACGCAAAAGTATCTCCCTAAAACACAAAAAGATAATTTTCATATTTATCTAAGTGGTAAAGATGGCTCTAACTACAGAGTATATTTACCTAAATGTGATTATCAAAAAGACGATATTGTTCAAATTTTAGCTGCAACTCAAAAAACTAGCAGTAGCGGCAAAGTTTATTACGAAGCGAACAATATAAGTCTTGTTACAGAGACAAAAAAAAATGAAGGTGGCAACACCAATACTAATACAAACAATAATGGTTACACCGAACATACTAGAGAACCAGTGCCACAAAATCTTAGTCATGCTGATAAAGGATCAGACATGATGGAGACTGGTATATGGACTAGGGCTGCACCAGCAGTTTGTAAGACCATTGAGGATGTAGAAAAATACTGCGATAGAGCATTAGCTTATCGTAGAAAAAAACTGGGAGGTAGTGATGAACCTTTTAACGATCAATTTTAGTAGGAGTAGGTATGAGTGATAATATGAAAACCAATCTGAACTATCTTGAACTTATGGCTCGAATTGATCGTATTAAATCTTCTCTTTCTTTTTTGATGGAAGATGCAAAAAGATTAGGAGATAATTTTGATAGATTGCAAAAAACAATAGATCATTCAATCAAACCAGAAAAATAAAAAAGGAGGTAATATGAATACAACGGACAATAATAAAACTTGGCAAGAAGAAGAAATTGAGGATCTTTTAAAGATTGTTAGAGATGCCGAAAAGTTTAAGGGCTTGTCAAAACGTCTTGATGAGTTTGAACCACAAGACGAAATGGATCAGTATAGAGATAAAGGTTTAGGATGAAACCAAAAGATTTCCATCTGAAATTTCCACAATGGCGAGGAGGGGAATGGATTATTGGATTGGGGTCTTATCTCTTTAAAAATACAAACACAGTTCACGTTTATTGCGATTATCGTAGAAAGAACGGAACTAAGCTATGGGATGATTACTTAGTCTGTACTAAACAATTTGCAAGTAAATATCCCTTGACCCCCCTGTCAAAAAATCCAAAGGTCAAATTGTATCGAGTTCCATATCAGGAACTTCTCACATTTCATAATAGTATCACAGATAGTATAGAGCCTTTGGAACTTAAACCAAAACATGAGGAAGAACAGAAAGAGAACAAAAGGCTTGCGAATAAACGTGAAGCACAATATATTGAGGTTATGTACCAACAGAGACACAAATTCAATCCTTTTGAAATAGCTCGTTGGTTTGCAAAAGAACCCCAAGCACCGATATATGTCTTAGATGGTAAAGACAGATACGAATGTGCAGGAAGTGTAATTGAGCCTTATGATAACGGAAAAGCAAGTACAAGAAGCTCTTGACTGGATGATACAAAATGAGGATGCTTTAGCGGAAGCCAAAGCTGCCTACCACGATCTCGATAGATTTAGTAAAACAATAAAAGCAGAACTCATGTCCAAGATCAGTAGCAATATGTCTGTTGCTGCAAGAGAAACAGAGGCACTAGCCAATGAAGAATACAAAACTCATTTGGATAATCTTCGTATCGCAGAAGAACAATATCTCAAGTATGAGTACAAAATGGATCACAACAAACTTATCTGTCAGTTGTGGCAAACTATATCAGCAAATAAAAGACAGTCTATTTAGTGAAGTCAGATGTGCCAGACTTTTTCAGCCACACCGAGAGTCTAACTGCTGAAAGCCTTTTGTGGGTTTCAGTTATAGTCCAAGCAATCCATGATGCACGAATAGATTTTAATGATGTGATAATATATGAAGCACCAGAACGCAAACACAAATACAAATTTAGAGTAACCGATAAAGATGGTTACTTACTATCACAATCACGTTTGAAAAAGTTTTACCAATGTCTTGATGCTCGTTTGTGGTTTGAGAGACAACAAGATGATTACGAGATTGTTTGTGCGTTATCTGGTATGAATAAAGAATATGTTTACCGAATGTATAATAAGGTTATGGATGATGATGATATTGACCCAGTGGCTATGTTAAAACAATTTATGAAATACTAATCAAGGATCTTTGTAATACGCAAACGACCCATATCGTTTTCTAACTCTGCTTTTACTTGCTTACACTGTACGGTGATACCATCTTGTTCTTCACCAATCTGTCGTGATACAATCCTTTTTTGCTCTAGGCAATCAGCCATACCACCAGTGGGTACATACTCTAATACCTTATCACCGTTCTGTATCATCATCATAGCGAATACTATTTCAATCATATCCGTTCTTTTCCTCTAAATCTATTATTCGTTCTTCGTGAAACTGTATAGTCATATCATTCTTTTTGATGTTTGGTACTTCAGCTTCTACCTTTTCTTTTAACTTATCTTGTTCTTTAGATAAGAACTCCAACAACATAAACTGCTCTTGGTCTATTGGCTTTTGTGTGCTTGCCTCAAGTAAGTCCTGCTGCATTAGCTGCAACTCGGTTTCTATAATATTAAGTCGTTCAATGACTCCAAACCCAAACCAAGCCCCCACAATACAAGCACCAATAATGCTGATAAGATTACGCATTGGCATTGCGATAGATGTGTTTTCACTTATTTTCATACTTCCTCTAGTTGTCTGTTTTCACAGTAAAACGCCCAAGTCTTTAGTGATTGACCTTCGTATGTGCCTTTTTCTTCGGCAAGTTCCATAATCATCTCGACCTTGTTCCAAAAGACAAAGTCTAAACATTCTTGTCTTGTGTCAAATGTTTTTAACAAGTAGTCTGTGTATATTGGTTTGTCTATATCTTGATACCACAGCATTGCTGATATGACCCAGATCATTTTTTAAATTTATTTAGTGTTGTGACTCCAAAACTACCACCAACTATGGTCAGTATAATAATCCAAAAATAATCATTTGCTTGGTTAAGTATTTCCCAACCATCAGCTACCCAAGGTTGAGTCCAAGGTAATACGTGCATTAACATGAATAACGTATAAAAAACGGTTAAATATTCATCCTTCCAAGAATTTTGTTGTTGTTTTACCTGTTCAAGTTGCACGCCAATTTTGGCAATATCAACTTGCTTTGCAGCTTCAATCTCTTTTGCTTTTATGATTTTGTCTTTATCAATTTTATGTTGTATTGCACCTACGGTTTTTTCGGTTATTATTTTTGTGATGGGGTTATTAAATAAACCACCACCAAGCCCTATTAAGGGCTTAATTAACATTAATGGATTCATATTATATATTTTGTATTATGTGACTAAGCTCTATGCACCGAGCAGGTGTTTGTTTGTACCAAAGGCTATCACGCATCTGTGACGCAGCTTCTTTGAAATCTTTTTTTCCCATAGCAGAGAACATCTTTTTAAATTTACGCACTCCGCTTTGTCCAAGTTGAAAGCACATCTCAGTCAGTACACCTTCAACTATGTATTTTTGTTTGTCATTCAACTCAGAGAAATCTGTGCCTGTTAGGTGTTCATAAACCAAAGTCTTTGCACCATCGTGTGCTTTTGTAAAATCTTTGTCAAATAAACTTTCCCAACCCTCTTGTGTTGTTGGCACGTCTTCTCCGTCTAATATCTTGTGACCATATCCACCTGTGAGAAAACCCTCTGTGCAATGATATGGTTCTAACCTATAACCTTCGTGTGCTTTGATACGTTCTTTAATGTCGTTCATTTTATTGTATATCCTGATGGTTGTGTTGATAGCTTTGGCAATTTATCAGGTTGATTGCCTTGTAAAATATCTTCTAAGTTTTTGTATAAATACCATACGACAGATCCTATAATGCTGTCTCTTGTAAATGTTTCTGAAACTTCTTTGATAGAACATCCATATTGCAATAATAGTGACACTGCTTTACCAGAGCTGCGTAGTTCTCTGTCAAGTGTTGACTCTGATTTCTTTGTCTTCACCCACACTGCGACAGGTGTAATTCCTGTATCAGATAGTATGTAATCCATTGTTGCAACGATTGGCATATCGTCAATCAACATACGAACATTAACGGAAC